AACAAGAGCATCTAGCTAATGGTAGATATACTCTTGAAATGGTCCGAAACGATGACAAAGTTAAACAAGTCATCACAGAGATCAAGCTGGAAGAAGCAGCTATTGCTCACAGACAAAATACTGTCGAAGGTGCAGCTCCACAAGTTTCAGTAGCTACTTAATCAAAAGCTACATCGTAAAAACATCATTTACACTACAGGCTCTCTTGCGCTCTACTTAAATGTATTGTATAAAAGACACACTATACAATTAATTAGAATACTGACGAGTATAGTCGACGGCCTAGAGACAGTATTCGGAAAACTAGGAGGATATAATTATGGCACAAACACTATTTAGAGGACCAGTACTTCAAGGTAAATTTAATGAAGGTGGAGTTACTGGATTCAATCTAGAAGAAAAATCTGCAAACTACACAGTAGCAAATGCAGATACAGGTAAAACTTTTACATCAAAAACTAAAGATGTAGTTTTTACTTTACCTGCAATTTCTATTGGAAGAGTATTTACTTTTGTAAATACAGCTGCTGATGGACTTAACAATTTAACAATTAGTCCAAATGCTGCTGATGGTATTTTGTATGATGGATCTTTAACAGATAATAAAGATATCATTAATACACAAGCTACATCAAAAGTTGGTGACTACATAGTATGTGCATCTTTAAACTCAACAGCTCATTGGACAGTTGTTGCAGTGCAAGGTGTGTTTGCTAAAGAAGCATAATAAATAATTAAGTGTGGGCTTCGGCCCACACGTACATTACTTTAAGGAGAATAAATGAGCACATATCCAGTCGATGTAAAAGCGGTAGAAAAATCAACTGTAGCTACACACGATATATTTAATGGGCCAGCTAGAATTGTAGGTCTTTACATTAATAAAGAACCTAACTTAGCACAAGGAACTGTTGTTTTAAAAGATAACACTACAGCTGTTGCTGAATTTACAGTTAGAGCTACTAATAATACCAATGGATCAGGTTTAACAGAATACATTCAATTTCCTGGTACAGGTATTAGATGTACAACAAACTTAAAACTAACAATTGGCACAGTAGTTACATTTTGCACAGTAATTTTTGGCTAGGAGTTTTAAATGGCTACAATAACTTATAAAGTCACTGTAGCAAGTGGCACTAACCAATATGGAACCGGTAATAAATATTATATTAACGGAGAGGCTAATGTTGTCTTGTATTTACAAGAAGGCAATACTTATATTTTTGATCAGTCTGATAGTACTAATGATACTCATCAAATAGGTTTTTCTAGAAACCCAAATAATTCACCTGCTGCAGTTTATTCACCAGCAGGTTCTATAACTTCAACTGGAACACCAGGAACTGCAGGCGCAAAAACAACTTTTACAGTTGCTCCTGTTAGAACAACTGGCGCTCCACTATTATTTTATTATTGTACTGCGCATAGCGGTATGGGTAATACTGCACAAACTATTTCACCGACATCTGAAACTACAGAATTTAATCCACAAATAGACGAGGTTATAGAAGAGGCATTTGAACGAACTGGTATGAGAGGAACTAGAACAGGTTATCAATTAAGATCTGCAAGACGTTCTTTAAATATAATGTTTCAAGAATGGGGAAATAGAGGAGTTCATTTATGGAAAGTAAAACTTGCAAAAGTACCACTAGTCGAAGGACAAGCAGAATATAATTTTGCATCAGATTCTACAAATTTTCCAAATGATATTAGTGATGTATTAGAAGCTTATTACAGAAATAATTCTACAACAACAGCACCACAAGATATTGCGCTTACAAAAATCGATAGATCAGCGTATTCACAAACACCAAACAAATTAGCTAAAGGCACACCTTCACAATATTATGTAGAAAGAAAATTAAATCCAAGTATTTTTTTATATACAACACCAAGCGCAAGTGTATCAAGTACAACTACACCAAGTAGTTTTCAATTTTGTTTTTATTATTTATCAAAAATTCAAGATGTAGGTGCATATAATAATACATCAGATGTCGTAAATAGATTCTATCCTTGTATGATGTCTGGGTTAGCATATTATTTAAGTATGAAATATTCACCAGAGATGAGTCAAGAATTAGAACGAAGATATGAAAGTGAATTATTAAGAGCTCTTGATGCAGATAATCAAGGTACATCTACTTTCATTTCACCACAAACATTTTATGGAGATGGAGTATAATGGGTAGATATGCATCAGGTAAATACGCTTTAGCAATTTCTGATAGATCAGGAATGGCATTTCCATATGATGAAATGGTTAGAGAATGGAATGGATCATTAGTTCATTTTTCAGAATTTGAAGCAAAGCAACCACAGTTAGAACCAAAACCAGTTGGATCAGATCCACAAGCTTTGTATAATCCAAGACCACAACCAGCATCAGTTAAAAGTCTAATACTTTTAAATAACAATCCATTTGAATCTATTATTTATAGTGGAACAACTTATGTAAATGTTTATTCAGAAAATCATCAAAGAAAAGCAGGAGACATTGTAAGATTTAGAGGACCTCCATTAGTAACTACCGCAGGAACAGGAACTTCAGATACAAGAAATTTACAACAATTTGCAACTATTCCTACATTTGATAATGTAAGTGATTTAAATAATGCAAACGGATTTACAATCGCTTTAGGTAAAATAGATTCATTAGGAAATGTTACAAACGCAACTACTACTGATTCATTAACAGATCCAATTAATTATTTTTATATAACAAGTACGAGCAATGCTACATCAGGAAATGTAGATGGTGGTGGTGAAAATTGTTCAGCAGGACCAGTAACACTTGAGGTAGTAAACGGATAATGGCATACACTTTAGATAATTTAAGAACTGATATTAGAAACTACACAGAAGTAGATAATGGAGTTACTACACCAAAAGTTTTAACAGACTCTGTATTAGGAACTATTATTAAAAATGCAGAAAACAAAATTGCTAGAGAAATAGATACAGATCAAAATGTATTTTATGCAACATCAAATGCAATTATTGGAAACAGATATGTAACTATACCAGAAAATTTAAGAGCAATTAGATACGTGCAATTTACAGATTCCGCTGGAAATCAATACTATTTGGAACAAAGAGATACTAGTTTTATGGCAGAATATTATTCTACACCAAGCACTCAAGCTGTAGATATTCCAAAATATTACGCAAACTGGGATGAAGAATTTTGGGTAGTGGCCCCTACACCTGATAAAACTTATGAAATTACACTGGCATATGACAAAGAACCAGACTCTATCACAGACACAACATCAAATCCGGCACCAGCAACAACCGGAACTTATCTATCAAACAAATATCAAGATTTACTTTTGTACGCTTGTCTGATAAATACATATGCATACTTGAAAGGCCCGCAGGATATGTTACAATACTACCAGCAGGCTTATACACAAGCTATCGAATCGTACGCTATCGAACAAATCGGTATCAGACGCAGAGACGAATATCAAGATGGTGAAGTTCGCGCTCAACTTAACGTTAAACCACCATCAAGTTAATTAAGGAGATAAAAAAATATGGCAAATATAATACCATTTAGTTTTAGAGGTGCTTTGTTTGAAGCTAATCATAACTTTAAAGCTTCTGGCGGTAATAATTTTTCATTATCTTTATATACAACTAATCCATATACAACAGCATCAACAGTATATTTAGCTGGAACTGGAAATGGTGAAGTAGATACTACAGGTGGTACTAACTATTCTGTAAAAGCATTAACAAGACTTGGAGTGGTATCAACTACAGCAGTTGCTTCAGTTGATTTTGATAATGTTAGTTATACTTCAGCATCTTTCACTGCAGCTTTTGCAGCGATATACAATACAGATACAGTTGATGGTACAGCAAATAGATTAGTTGTTGTATTAGATTTTTTAGGTAACAAGACAGCAACGAATGGTACTTTTACTATTACGTTCCCTGATCCGACTACTGCGTCTAATGCAATTATTAGTATGAGTTAAGGAGAAAATTTATGGCGTTGGTTATAAATGACAGAGTAAAAGTAACAAGCACAACTACTGGTACAGGTGCATTTGCACTTGGAGCAGCAGTAACTGGTTTTGAAACTTTTGCACAAGGTATAGGAAACAGCAATACGACTTACTATTGTATCTTTAATCAAGGTACAAGTGAGTTTGAAGTTGGACTTGGAACATTAGATGGTACAAGTGCAAATTTAACAAGAGGATCAGGAGCTACAATTTTTAGTAGTTCTAACTCTGACAATGTTGTTGATTTTGCATCCGGTACAAAAGATGTATTCTGTACAATGCCTGCAAGTAAATCGGTTTACCTAGACGCTTCAGGTACACCAGTAGGAGCAGCTTCAGCAGGTTTTGCACTTGCAATGGCTGTTGCGTTATAAATAGGAAAAAAATATGGCACAAGATTTTAGAAACAATTTACAAAGAAACGTTGGTACTTCAGCAGTTGATTTAGTAGTCGGTGGAAATTATGATGCGGTTATAGGAATTAGATGTTGTAATGTCAGCGCTTCAACCATTGCTGTTGATGTTTATATTGTGAATGGAGGTAACAATCACTATCTTGCAAAAGATGTGAGTGTTCCACCAAATTCTGCAATTGAATTAATACAAGGTGGTGCAAAAGTTGTTTTAGAAAGTGGTGACACTTTAAAAGCAGAGTCAAGCGCGGCTTCTTCTTTAGATATTGTCACTTCATTTATAGATAGTATTAGTACGTAAGGAGTAATATGACGGCAGTGATAAATGGAATCCAATACATCGGAGGGCAGACTTCTCCAGATGAATTTATAAAAAATCAAGCAGGTACAATTGATGGTACGCAAACAATTGAAAATGGTGTTCTTGCAGGACCTATTACAGTACCTGGAACAATAACAGTAACAGGAACTTTGGTAATAGTTTAATGTCAAAAATAGAAGTAGATCAGGTAGATCCGCAATCAGGTACAACCTTAACTTTAGGTACGTCTGGAGATACAATTAGTATTCCTTCAGGTGTAACTTTAGCTAATGCAGGAACAGCAACAGGTTTTGCGGCGATTGATTGGCAATCAACAATAGTTACAGGTGCAACACATACAGCATCTGCTAATCAAGGAATATGGATTAATACTACATCTAACGCTTGTAATCTTACACTTCCAGGATCACCTTCTGTTGGTGATCAATTAATTTTTTCTGATTTTGCACGAACGTGGGATTCAAATGCAGTTACTTTAACTTTAAACGGATCAAAATATCAAGGAAATACAACTCCTGTTCCTGTTTATGATACAAAAGGAGAAACAGTTCATATTGTTTATTCAGGCTCTACTCAAGGTTGGATACCTATAAATGATGGTGCAGTTGCTTTAGAAACTCCACAATCATATTCAATAGATTTTTTAGTTGTCGCTGGAGGTGGAGGCGGTGGTTATAATAATGCTGGAGGTGGTGGAGGTGGAGGTATGCGTACTTCTACACAAACACTTGATACAGGTGTTACAATTACCGCAACAGTTGGTGGTGGTGGAAATGGAGAAACGTCACCCGCTGGTGGCGCAAGTGCAAATGGTGTTAATAGTTCAATATCAGGTACAGGTTTAACAACAATTACATCTAATGGTGGTGGTGCTGGTAAAGCTGGTGGTGCAAATGGTAGTAATGGTGGAACTGGTGGAGGTGGTGGATATGCTAGTGGTGCTGGTGGTTCCGGTAACACTCCAAGTACAACTCCAAGTCAAGGTGCTGATGGAGGAGATGGTTTAAATGCTGCCCCAGGTTATGCTGGTGGTGGTGGAGGAGGCGGAGGTGCTTCAGGTACAGTCGGTGCTAATGCAACAGGTTCAACTGCTGGTAATGGAGGAAATGGTACCCAATCTTCAATAACAGGAAGTGCAACTTATTATGCTGGTGGCGGTGGTGGAGCTGGAGATCAAGTAGGAATTTATGGTACTGGAGGTTCTGGTGGCGGTGGTAATGGTTTTCATAGTGGAGGTGGAACAGATGCTCAATGTGATGGTACAGATGGACTAGGTGGAGGTGGTGGAGGTCATTATAATGGACCCACAAGAGCTGGTAATGGTGGATCTGGTGTAATTATAATAAGTGTACCCGACGCATTATATTCAGGAACAACAACAGGAAGTCCAACAGTAGCAACTAATGTTGGTGGCACAGGAAAAACAACTATAAAATTTACAGGGAGTGGTACTTACGTTACTTAAATATTATGGCACACTTTGCAAAAATAGGAATGAATAATAAAGTTATTGAAGTTTTAAAAGTTAACAATGAAGTTATACTTGATGCTGATGGAAATGAATCAGAAGCAAATGGTATTGATTTTTTAACTAAATTAACAGGTTGGGCAGTTTGGAAACAAACATCTTACAATAGAAATTTTAGAAAAAATTATGCAGGAATAGATTATACTTATGATGAAGATAGGGATGCTTTTATTCCAAAAAAACCTTATCCATCTTGGATATTAAATGAAGAAACTTGTCTTTGGGAAGCACCAGTGGTAAAACCTGATGATGGACAAAGATATGAATGGAATGAAGAAACACAACAATGGAATTTAAGTGAGTAGTATAATTAAAGTAAATACAGTTCAAGATACAGACGGTAATAATATTATCAATGAAAATGCTAATACTATTACTATAGGTAAATCTGGAGATACAGTACAAGTTGCTTCAGGTGCAACTTTACTTGGTGGTGGAGTTGATTGGCAATCAACTATTGTAACAGGTGCTACACACACGGTGTCTGCTAATCAAGGTATATGGATTGACACAAGTTCAAATGCTTGTACTCTTACACTACCAGCTTCTCCATCTGTTGGAGATCAAGTAATTTTTACAGACTATGCAAGAAACTGGGGAACGAACGCAGTAACATTAAATTTAAATAGTGAAAAATTTCAAGGAAACACAACTCCTGTTCCTGTCTATGATACTAATGGTGAATCAGTAAATATTGTTTATTCAGGATCAACTAAAGGATGGATTCCTAATACTGACGGAGCAGTTGCTTTAGAAACACCACAAACTACAACAGCAGATTTTTTAGTTATTGCTGGCGGAGGCGGTGGTGGATTTGATAGAGGTGGTGGAGCTGGAGCTGGAGGATATAGAGCTTCTTTTAATTCAGAAACTTCAGGTGGAGGAGGTTCATCTGAAAGTTCACTTACATTACAAGGTGGATCAACATACACTATAACAGTCGGTGCTGGAGGTGCTGGTGCAAC